ATTCTGCATTACCTATAAAGAATTGCTCAGTTCCACCAAATCTAAATGATAAAATTCCAGATGTTGCAGCATCAATTATATTTGTATATCCATCATGATAAATTTATATATTATCTGAAGACCCTAAAGCAAGAATAGCACCGTCTTGAAGACGGAAAGTATCAGCAGACTTGACCCATGCAGCATTATGATTAGCACCCGTCAGATTTAATCCACCATCAACAGTTAAACCAGTAAGCGTCCCCAAACTTGTTATTGCAGATTGAGCAGCACCCGTAACCGTTGCAGCACTTCCACTCGCATTACCTGTGACGTTTCCAGTTAACGCACCAACGAAGGATGTAGCTGTTAACGCTCCAGTATTTGAGTTAAAGGTTAAATTACTTCCTGATTTAGCTCCTAAGTTTCCTGTTGCAGCAGTCGCAAATAATGGAAAACAAGTCGTATCAGATGACTCATCAGCAACCGTGACACTTGTAGCTATAGAAGCTGTACCAGTTACATTTCCAGTTAGATTTGCAACAAACGCACTCGCTGACTTATCCCATAACCCATTACTGGCATCCCCAGTAAAAGTGACATCGCCTGTGAACGTGCCACCAGCAAGAGGCATTTTCGTTGCATCAGTTGCAGAGTCAGTTGCCCATTCAAGTGTTGTAGCTGTAGAACCACTTTTGAGTACTTGACCTGTTGTAGGTGCAACAGCAGGAAGAGTTAAAACAATATCTGCTGATTGTGCTTGTGCTTTTAAGCCTGTGTAATTAGCTCCGTCACTATCGCCTTCGCTAAACCTAACTTCTTTTGCATTATCAAGAATCAAGTTGCCAGTTAGTGTTCCACCCGTAGTAGGCAAAGCAGCATTAGCAGTAGTGGCAGCAGCATCAGCAGCGTCTTTTGCAATCTTTACAGCAGCAGGAGTAGCAGCAGTCGTAGCAGAAGTTGATGTTGCACTATCTGTTAACTGAAGAACACCAACTGCACTTGTCGTTCCAGTTGTAATTTTGCTACCAGCAATTGCAGCACTAGCGTTTATATCAGCATTAACAATTGCTCCAGCAGTAATAGAAGTTAAACCTGCATTATTTATTCCTATATCACCTGTAACTGCAACTCCTGTTACTACATTTGATCCGTTACCTACAAGGATTTGAGCAGAAGTTAAAGCAGCTAATTTGCTAAAAGCGATTGCAGCTCCAGCCGCCAAGTTTGCATTGACTAAACTTGCATCAACCATTGTTGATGTAACTGTATTTGTATCTCCGCTTGTAATTACTGTTCCAGTTGTGTCTGGGAAAGTAATAGTTTTATCAGAAGAAGTTGGATCGGCAACTGTTATTNTTGTCTCATAAGCATCAATTGTAGATCCTTCAAATACAAGGCTTCCAGTNTTACCAATTAACACTTGACCTGTAACAGTACCACCTGTAAGTGCTAACTTNTCTGTCTCTAATTCTTGTAATGCATCTTGTACATTAGTTGCACTAATTTGTCCATAAGGTGTGAAAGTAATATTGCTTGCAACTTGTCCTGCAACTGTTTGTGAAAGATCGACTTCGTTCCAGCTACTTCCTGCTGAGTTTGTAATACCTAAAACATAATCAGGAGGTGCTAAAGCAACAACTGGAGCTGGAGCACTTGGCGTTCCAGAAGTAGAAACTACGACATAGACACCATCCGTGGTAGCACTTGGAGTAGGTAAGTTAGAACCAACTGCTAAACCAGCCGCAATTCCTGCGGAGGTAGTCGCCACCATTTGGCTTGTGTTTGCGTTGAAAGTTCCACCAAAGACCAATGAGCCTTTCGTTAATGTGGTGATCGCTTGCCAAGCGTTTCCATCCCAGATAAACGCATCTTCAGAAACCGTATCGAATAATATTTGACCGTTAAATTGTGCTGTTGGATAACCACTTTGAGCAATTGATTGGAATACTGCTGTTGATGAATTACTTAGCTTTGTACCATCAATAGAATCCGTTCCAATCCTTGCAGCATCTATGCTTCCACTTGTTATTTTACTAGCAGCAAGATCAGGAATTAACCCTGCTGTTAATGATGCACCTGCTGTAATTACACCTTTATTATTAACAGTAACCGATTGATAAGTACCAGCACTCACTCCACTTGTTGAAGTCGTAAGATTTCCCGATCCATCAACAGTTAATCCTCCTCCTGATGTAATTTGTACTGCACCTTTAGCACTCGTAGTTGCGACAGGAAGATCACCAGCTACTAAGGCGGTAGCAGCCGTAATCATTCCCTGATTATTGAAAGTTATTCCGCTAACTGTTGCTCCAGTAACACTATTAGTAAGAGATAATGCACCTGCCCCACTAACAGTCAGACCAGTACTAACCGAAACACCACCAACAGCAGATGTAGTAGCAACAGGTAAATCTCCAGCAGCAAGAGCAACTGTTCCTGTAATTAATCCTTGAGCGTTATATGTAATTCCTGAACGAGTAGCAGCAGTAATTGTGTTATTAATTCCAAGATTTCCACTAGCTACATTTAACGACCTATCAATATTTGATGTATTTAATTTTGCTGCTGTAATTGTTCCATCAGCAATCTTGGCATTAACAACAGNGTTTGCAGCAATCTTTGCTTCAATAACGGCATTACTAGCTATCGCTCCAGAATCAACAGCGTTNTCNGCTAAAGCTGCTGCATCAACAGCGTTTGCTGCAAGTTTCGCACTTGTNACNGCATCATCAACAATCTTGGCAGTGGTTACNGCATCATCAGCAATTGAAGAAGCNGCNAACGTNCCAGAAAGCTTTGCAGCAGTTACAGCTCCATCTGCTATTTGAGTTGTACCAATCGCTCCATTTGCTATCTGTGTTGCTGTAATCGTGTTGTTAACAATATTTCCAGCAGCAATAGTTGTACTGGCAATTTTCGCTCCAGTAACAGCTCCACTAGCAATAGCAGCCGTATCAACAGCATTGTCAGCTAACTCTGTAGATGTAACTGCGTTAGTTGCTATTTGAGTAGCAGTAACACTTGCACTTGTAAGTTTTGCTCCAGGAATATCTCCATCACTTAAATTTAACTTTGCAAAAGTAACACTAGAGTCTGTAATCTTTACAGTTGTTACTGCATTACTAGCAAGCTTATCTGTTGTTATATTAAGGTCAGTTATCTTTGCTGTTGTAACAGAATTAGCTGCTAAAGCTCCTGTGTCAACTGCGTTGTCTGCTAATTCACTCGTACCAATAGCATCAGCAGCTATTTGTGTTGCAGTAATAGTATTATTTGCTATCTTTGCAGCCGTTACATTTAAATCAGTAATAGAAGCAGTAACAACAGCGTTAGTTCCTAACGTGCCAATCTTTGAACCTGGAATTGATCCAGCTCCTAAGAAACTGGTTCCAGAATCAGTAACAACTGCGTTAACTAAATCTTTAACTGTAACTTTTTTAGTTTCACTTGCACTCAAATCGGCAAGTGCTAATACGTCAGAAGGTTGAATACCAGCTTCCGCTAAGGCACTTAAGCCCGTTATCTGAAGATCTGCCATTTCCTCTTAACTAAAAACCATTAGCAATAGTTTAAACCTGTTCGAGCAATATGGGACTAAGATTTTCTTGAAGAATCTTATCTGCGTTCTCTTGTAGTAAATATCCAGGGGTATCTCCTGTCTTTAATGCAATAACTCCATTCGTTACAAATTCAATTCTTGTCTCTATAACTTCAGACGCACTAACGGTTACAGCAACATTAGTAATAACACAATTGGCTTCGTAATATACGTTTTTCTTTGAATTTGATCCATCTTTATGGATATACAACAAAGCATCAAAATCTGCTCCTTGTTGTGTCCGTAATACTAATTGAGCTAAATAAAACGGAAATTCAGGGTCTGTTCCAAATTCATTTGCTCGATCTCCATCGTAATAATCATGTTGCCAAAGACAATTCAAGCTGCCTTGACCGCTAATTAAACCAGCTTCAAATTGATTCCTAAATTGATCTCCTAAATTTGTTAAGTCAACTTGTTCTCTACTTGTTGTCATCTCAAAATCTTTTACACCTGCTACGTGCCTATATCTTTCATTTCTGGTACGAATCAATATATCTTTAGCAGAACTTGGAGTAACAAGCGTTAAAGCATTTGTTTGTAATCCTTCTATTGCAGCAGCAAAAGAATTATATAAACGTAAACCACCTAACGGATCAACATTTACAAACCATTTTCCATCTGGATAACTATGACCACTAATCAAACCAGCTTCAAATTGATTTCTAAATTCATCTCCAAGATTTGTTAAGTCAACTTGCTCTCTGGTCGTTGTCATCTCAAAATCTTTTACGCCTGCTACATGCCTATATCTTTCATTTCTGGTACGAATCAATATATCTTTAGCAGCACTAGGAGTAACAAGTGTTAACGCATTTGCTTGTAACCCTTCTATTGCAGCAGCAAAAGAATTATATAAACGGATACCTCCTACTGGATCAACATTTATAAACTTTTTTACATCTGGATAATTATGACCACTAACAAGTTCAAGCGTAGATTTATCAACAGTTTCTATTTCTACTTCATCTCCAGTTATTAACGAACCAGAACTATGGTCAACACTAAATCGTTTTGTTGATGTGTTTACGTCAAAAGGATCTAACTGCGTTTTTAAAGCAGCTTGCAACGAATCTCTTTTAAGGGCTATTTCCCCTGCTTGACCAAAATAAACACCCATGATTTAGATAGATACTTCTGTAGGTGCTCCATTTGCTTCAAAACTAATGTCAGCACTTAATACTTCACCAACTGAACTGTTCATTGACAAGCTTGTTATAAAAGCAGAAAAAGTAATAAATCGACCATTAGCTGATCCATCATCAATTTTTAACTTTAAAGTAACAGAACTAGAATCAGCAGCCGTTCCATCACCAGCCCCACTTCCAGCCTTAATACATTTATTAATTAAAGTTGTTACATCTCCACCAGATCCAGCAGAAGCTTGATAGTAAAACAGTCTTGCACTACCTGAGTAGCTTCTGACACCAGCAATTAAAGTACGATCTGTATCTTCTAAAGATGTAGTTTCAAGAACTGCTTGTGAACTAGAAAAAGAACAAGACTGAACGTTTGCGGCTTTTGCGCCGTCAATTAATAGTTGTCCGTCTTGACCGCTATAAAAAGCCACGACCTAAAAATTAAACATTGCGTTTATTCTACGGTGAATCTAGGCAAGCAACAAAACTACAACTAACATTACTCTTTCCTTTAAAACTACTTGTGACACTTGGAGGAGCAGAATATCTCCATTTCAAACTTGATCCAGACTCTTTTAAATAAGCCAAAAGGCTAGTGTCAGTCACACCTGAAGTAGCATAGCCACGATTAAACGTAACGTAATCCCAATCAGAATTTACATTTTCATAGTTAGCCAAAATCAAAGCAGCATCAGCATCAGAAATATTTGAAAAGCCTAGAGTCAAAGTTGCATTAACTCGTTTATTACCAAAACGTAAATGTGTCTTTGTACCATCTAACGATTCAAACGTGGTACTTGGATATGTTCCAGGGTTGTAACTTCTGGAAGTTGGTTTAACGGTAGGAAATGGTTGTGCTGTTGCCATTTAGCTTTCTACTGGTGCGAAACGAGAACCATCGTTCCATCCTTGTAATATAGCCAGCTTACCGTCACTCGTTAATTCTGAATACGATCCAGAAAGTTCAATTAATCCATCCTCACCAAACGTAATACTTTCAACTTTGTAGCATTGATCAGAAGCTTCAGATTCTTTAATCGTAAATAATGATCCAGCATAAGGTTGAATTGAACTTGGTGTTGAGAAATTAGCAGTTGCTTCTTTTACTTCTTGTTCAGCAGGATTCCAGTAATAAAATGTCTTGCTCCCACTAATTGTGTCTTTACTTACAACCGTTCCATCATCAAGAATTGCACCGTTATTAAATCGCTGAACGTGTTGAGTTGTTGAATACACTCTTATGTAATCGCCAGGTTGAACACCATTGATGTAATGAGCAGCAGTTTTAAATGTAATTGTATGATCTACTTTTTCTCTATTACTTAAAACATATTTTCCGAAAGTAACAGCATGATCAATGCTTGTGCAAAAACCACTTAAATCAAATGTCTCTAATGGATCATCTTCATGGGCTGACCCAACAAGACGAACCACTAAAGATTTCTTTTCAGAGAAACCGTTAACTTTTTCTTTTCTATAAATAATATTTGCTTGGAATGTTTGTCTATCTTCAGGGTTCAAGAAGGCTACGTTTAAATCTTTAATATTGCCATCAGTAAACATTGCTTTAATTGTGGGCTTCTTATCTAAATTTATTGCATGATCACTATCAAAAGGAACAGCAGGATATAAACTAAATTGTCCTCCAATAATTGTGAAATCTAATAAAGAATAAGTTGCTTGCTCAAAAATAAATTCTCTTAAATTAACTCGGTTTGAAACTACTCCATCCCAGAATAAATTGTTTGCCTTACAAAAATTTGCTGCAACAATCATATTTGCTTCATTAACTGAATCTGTATTAATAACTTTTCCAGCACCTATTGTTGAATTAGTTAACAAGGCATAAGCAATTTCTGGAAATAGACTTGTCGATCTATCTGAACCACCTAATAAACTTTTTACTTTTATTCCTTTTTTAAAGTAAGCAGAAAACTGACTAAAGTTTGTCCATTCTTTTGAACTATTAATTCTTAAACCTGCATACGCTAAATCTGAATATGTTGCAGGACTACCAAGGCTATCAACTCCTTCTGTTCTTACTATTTCATTACAGTATGTGATCTGATGTTCTGGGCCTTCTAAATGACTAGATTGATCACCTTCAAATTTCCAATAATCAGAAGCAGCATCATATAAATTTAATCTTGACTCAATTGTTTTTTCAACAGTACTTGAAACTTGCACTTCAACCATTTGTCTAGGAAAAATAATATTATTTGAATTACTTGGATCTGTTTCTTGAGGAATCCTAACTCTATCTCCTTCTATATATCCACTACCTCTTGATCCTTCTAAATTCCATTCTGAATAAATTTCTGTTCTTGCTGTATTAGCCCAAACCTTTAAACGAACTTGTAAACCAGAACCTTCTGCAATGTCATCTGCATATTGAGGATGTGTATTAGAAGTGGTAACAATTTTATTAATAATAGGAGATTCATTTTGCCATTCATCTTCTATTTTTCTTACATAGTAAAAATTAGTAATTCCACAGGGATGACCACCAGCAGACGAACCAGAAATATTGCTGTCAACAATAGGAATAAATTTACCTCCTCGTCCGTCATCTGTTGTGTAATGAAATTCAACTCCACTAACTGTTTGTCCTCCTCCATGTGCTGATACTAAAGTGACACTTGTAGGTTGTTGAGCATCACCCCATTCAGGGCCATTTCTTCCCTGAATATTTGAAGTGACGTGCATATTATTNATNTATAAAGCAAAAGTTGAAACTCCTGTAGAAGGCCAATCATCAAACCTAACAATGACAGTGTGATGTCCATAGCCAGGGTAAGTACCTCCATAAGAACAATC